GAAGATGCGCTTCCCGCCGCAATTCCTGACCCCGGTCCTGGAATCCATCAAACGTACAAAGCTCGCCTGTCTCGGTTCCCGCGTACCAGACGCCCTCATGATGGACCGTGCTAGTCACTTCCCAGGGGCCATAGGCGGTCCCTGTAGACCTCTCGTGCCACTTCTGGGTGGACGGGTCATAGACCAGCGCTGGCCTCGCTCCAGACCGCAGACATAGAAAATCGTGGTTATTGTGCTGATAAGCAAAGGCTGTCGTTTCGCCGTTTCGATTCAGTGACGCGGCGATAGCGTCCGTGCTGATCACAACTGGAACGCCGCCCTCATGGCGGTATGCGCGCCCTTCGTTCGAAACGAACATGAAGGTATTGTCGAGTAGTGCGACCTCGCCCGCCGACCGAAGACCCTTTTCCAGTCGGAAGTCAGGAATACGCCGGAACGGGCTATCAAGACCTCCCGCGTTTCTCCATGCTTCAACGGAGTCCTTGCCAAGCATCCATGCAAGACTGCCAACCGTTACAATCCTGACCAGATCGTCAGGGGACGTTTCGGCGCTTTCGAAATCCAGCGCCGCCAGATCCTTTGCATTCCCTGCGGCTGAATACTGATAAGCCTCGCCATTCTTCTGGCTCAGGAGCATGAAGTTATCGATATATGCGACGGAACCCATATTTGAGAACGCGGCCCCGGCGACTTCTGTCACAGATGTTCCATCCCAGACGTAGTATCGACCCGCAGCGGTTATCCCGATCTGTGTTCGGTTCCGCGCCATTGTCGTTTCGCCGTCAGATATCGCGCCCTTTACTGCAACCGACACGCCATCCCAGAGGACGAGGTTGCCGCCAATGGCCGCGTAAATGCCGTCAACCGTGCTGATCATGGCCCGAACCTGACCATCACCAAGAGATGTGGACTGCTTAAGCCCTGGAACGCCCCTGATCGTCACAGGAGACCGACTGCCGCCCTTTTCGGGATACACATTGATCAGCCGTGCGGTCTCTTTGCCGGGTAGGCTTTCATCCAGCGCTGACTCAGCCGCGAATACGAACTGCATTAGTAGCCGATCTCGAAGGTCACGGTGCCCTCAACATCACCGCCTTTCGCTTCCGCCAAAGATTGCTGCGCCTGCGACTTGATGACTGCCACTTTCTGAAGATCTACGCCGAAAGCCCCGCCCACACGGACGGCGAGGCCGTAGAGGGCCGCCTCGAACCATTCGCCGGGGATTTCGACAACATCCGTCCCCTTCGTAATGTCCTCGATTTCTGTGACCCCGGACCATTCGAACGTCCCGACGCCTGTGGCCAGTACCGGCCACACGAACAATTCGCCCTGAGTACGTTGGCGATGGTAGTAGAAACTTGAGGTTGTTCCGGCCTGCGTCTTGCTTGGGAGTTCGTTGTACTCCTGCCGGGTCATGCGCGTTAGCCAAACCTCATTCCCGTTCTTCCGTGTCACCGTGTCAAGCCGCAGCGGGCGTTCGGAAAGCGTATAGGAAGCTGTGGCATTGGTGATCGTGATCGAACCACTTGACTGCTTCCAAATGGTGATTGCTGTGTTCTGCCACGCCTTCAGCATCATGTTCAGACGCTTAATGGCAACCTCGAACGTTTCGGGATCGGCAGAGTCATCAATCGCAACCACGCCTGCTTCACGCAGCGCTTCGGTGCAGAATTCCAGTGCGGTGTAGGTAACGTTCGTGGTCATAGATCATCCGCCGTTACGTCTGCCGCCGTGATGGTCACAACTTCAGAAGGTGGCCGCGTCCATGCCACCGACTGGCGGTCTGGCTTGGCGCGCACAAAGTCTTGGGGGTGACGGTCTTCAAAGCACCCGTTGGTTCCGGGACCGAAACACGTCATAAGGCCCTGCCACTCCTTGCGAAGCTGGCCGGACTTGTAGTCAAAGCCACAGCGGTCGCATTCGACCTTCCACTGGCCTTTTTTGTAGTCGTCCATAGCGGTAGGGGCGACCGAAGCCGCCCCAGCCTTTCTTACGCAGCGCCGGGGGTGCCGAAGCAGCCCAGCCAGTCAGACCAGCCGACCGCGTAACGCTCGTATGCTTTGGCCTTCGCGTTGCCCGTGTCGAAGTCGTTGTCACGGGTGAACTCGATGCCCTGGCGCTTGAACATCGTCAGACCATTCGGCACGTCGGTCTTGATGAACCAAGCATCCGAATCCGTCAGGTAGTGATTGACGATGTGGCCCTGCGGCAGCAGGCCCATGCTGCGCACGGCGTTCAGGTCATTGTGGTCCGTTCCCGAACGCAACGTTGACTTGAGAACCCGCTCTGCATCGAAGGCCAGCGACGGCGGAACGATCAGCTTTTCACCACGGATCGCGATCTGAAGACCCTCGTAGTTTTTGGCCTCCATGATATCGATCAGCATGTCTTCAAGCGAAGCTTCGCTGAAGTCTGCTGCCACCGCCAATTCGTTCGACTGATCGCCGACATTGGACGGGTGGTCCGTTGCAAACAACTCCTTGGCGTCGCCACCAACATACGCAGAGTTGAACCCACGGTTCAAAACGTTCGCTGAAACGACTTCCTTCGTCGTCCGCATCGAAAAACCCAGGGCCTCCGAATTGGCCTTGCCGACGTCCTCATAGAGATTGTCGTCAATGGCCTCACGCGTCACGATTGTGCCAAGCGAGTAGGCAACGTTCGTATATCGCGTGGTGTCGGCCTGCGAGGTGTCCGTGTAGGACGTGCTGGCGCCTTCGGCCTTGATCGGGGCAAGCCCGGTGCCGGTGACGCGAACGACTTCCTCATACGGCTTCTTCGACCCTTTGACGGTGAAGATCTGCGTACATTCCATCGCGTGTTCGTTGTACGAACGCCCGAACATCGCCTCAACCCCAGGCCAAAGAGCGGCGGGGTGGTTTCCTGTTGAAGTAACCATTTCCAGCCCTCCTTAAAGACCAGCCGAGCCGACACCAGTCGTCTCAGTGTGCAGGTTGATCATCACTTCGACCTTGTTGGCCGCAGCAGCTGCTTCGTTGTCCGTGCGATTGGCAAACCGAAGAACACGACACTGGAGCGTTGCGCCGACCGCCGAAGTGGACGAGTCGATCTCAACACCAGATTTTCCGGTGATCGTGCTGCCCGAGTGCGTGAACACGAGATTTGCATTCGCGCCAACGCCGGTCACAGCCAGAGCATCGTCGCCCTGTGCTTCGAACACCAGATCGGGATCATCTGCGACCATCGCCACACGATCCGTGGATGCAACGCCGTAGACTTCCGATTCACGCGTTACCGGCATGAAGCCGACAATCACGCCCGTGATGCGGTTTGTTGAACCAGCTGTCGCTTTGGCAACCGCCGGAAGCGTGCCAATTCCGAAGTCACCACCGACGCGTTTGATTTCTGCCGTGTTCGCTGTGCCAGTTTTGACAACCGGATCACCGATGAACATGTCAGCAGAGTCGCTGGATGGAATGAGGTATGGGTTTGCGGCCCCGTTGTAAGGCGCACCCCCTTTGTGCCGCACGGGCTTCAGCCCGAACGGTGTATCTGCATTCGCCATGATTAAGGCTCCTCAGAGGGATTACTGACGAGACCCTTCCTGAATTTGAATGCCCCCTTCAGGGACATAGGAAGCGCCCGGTTTCGCCCCGATACCGCCTTGCTCAGGCGACGGGCCGCGTTTGATCTGGGTCATCTGTCTGTCAATCAAATCCTGCTTGGCCTTGGCGTCAGCGTCAGCGTAGGACTTCAGCTTGCGTACCAAGTGGGCAGAAACAGGCTTGCCGTTCTCATCTTTTCCAACAACCTTAGAGACACCTGCACCGAGGCCATCGCCATCAGCTTTGAGCGTCTTGCTCCGGTCTTTCACGATTTCCCAATCATCATGCTCGGTCAGCGCCGACACGCGGCCCGGATCGTCATTGATGAAGCGATATTCGTACTTTTCGCGGTCAAGCTGGCTTTCATCTACACTCAGCTTGCGGCGTGTCTGGCCGACTTGGCCTTTTCTGCGGCGTGTTTGCTCAGGCATCACGAAACTCCGTAATATGATTTGGCCCAGGCTTCCTTGTCCTTGAACAAGCCCTCGGCAATGTCCAGATCCGCTTGAGCGCGGGCGTCTGATGGCAGGCTGTCATAGCTCTGTGGGTTTGCACCCAGCTGCGCCAGTCCGCCGCCATCGACCTTCGATGTGGTCTGCGTTAACTTGGGCTTTTCGAACAGATGCGGCATGATCCTTGGCATCTCACGATCAATCGCGGCTTGCTGTGCTGCCCAGTCACCACCGACGCGCGCAACGGTGTCCGCGATTTCGATTGCCTTGCCCTTCGCGAATAGATCATTCTCGAACCATCCATTCTTCGCTTTCCAAGATGCGACTGATGGGTCCTCTGTGACAGTGGCCTCTGTTTCGACAGGCTTCAGTTGCTCCTGCTGACGGTCAAGGTCTTGCAGCTTGTCAACGTCGTGGTCAGCGTATGCCTGCGCCTTCTCAGCCTTGATCCGGTCAAGTTCCGCCTGATGGGCCTCACGCCGACGCTCAGCCGATTCCTCGTACATCGCCTTCATACGGGCTGCTGTTTCGCGCTGCTCGGCCTGGATTTCTTCCTGCGTGGCCTTGAACTCGTCAAACTTGTCCTGCGTGACCTTCAGCTGGACCGCTGGACGCGCAAGAAATTCGTCGGGCTTCATGAACCCATTCGGCGGCTCATCACCCTTCCAGTCGTCAGGAGATTTCCAGCCGTATTTCGTCGCCTGTTCAATGATTTCCTGATCGAACTCAGGGGCATCCTGTTCTGTCAGCATGCCGTCTTCAGCGGAAGTGCTCATAGTGCAACCCCCGTAATGTCAACGTCCTTCATCAGCCGGTAGGCTTCACCGTCGAAGCCATCAACCGCAGCGCCAGCATACTTGGCGAAGAACACCTTATCGCCGGGTTTCGGCTGGCTTTCTGGCTTCATTTCCTCGAACGCGTCATCACAGCGAGCGACCAGTGTTCCGATCTCTGCTGCGTGCTGCTTTCGCTGCTTGTTCTCGTCGGGAAGATACAGACCGCCTGCGGTCTTCTCTTCAACCTCATCTGCCTTCACCAGGACATTCTGGTTAATCGGCCTCATTCCGCTTTCGTTCATATTCTGCCTCATCCATCTGCTCTTTGGTCGAAAGAACGTCTGCGGCGGTTGCCCCCGTCAGATCGTCCAGTATGGCGAACTCAGCCTTGGCCTGCGCCATATCCTCCGGGTCCGGCGGGTTGCCCGCCCAGTAGGATTCCAACATCTGGAACTTGCGCTGCTCCGCCAAGCGGCGAAGGTTGCTCAAAAGCAGGTCCGTTACCGGACTTCCCCGCCATAGCTCCAGATCCTCGTCTGTCATCTTTTATCAACTCCAGAAGTCCGCTTAATCGCGTCTTTGATTGATCCAGCATCAACCGCATTCGGTCAGTGTCGATGCCTTCCATATCCTTGACGGCATTGGCTTTTTTCTCATCAATCGTCGCCATCTTGACGCCGATGTCAGCTTCCATCATCGCTTGCTCAGCCTGCATCATGAACAGGCCATGTTCGATTTGCGCCTGCTGCAATTGCTCCTGAACAGGGTTCGGCTTCGGAACCAATGCCTCAACATCATCAATCTGCGCTGTCTCAAGAACGCGCTGTGCCGCTGCCTGCTGGTCAACTGCGCCGGTCTGGCTCATCTCCATGAGAAGCTGTGCACGCCCCATCGCCTGCATCGACGTGACCACACGCGGGTCAGCAACGGGGGCAATGTCCATGTTGCGCAAGTCGTAGTCTTGCTTGGCCGAAAACAGCGTTGGGTTGCCTTCTTCATCAACGCCATCGTGGAACGCGTTGTAATCCTCGTCCGAAAGCGTCTCGGAGTTGATCCGTGCGATCATCTTGAACTCAGACTTCAGCGCCCGGAATATCCGCTTGTAAGCCGCCGTGAAGACCATCTGACCTTGCTCGATTAGCGCCAGCGTTGTTGTGGCCGTCATCTGACGGTTGGCGTCGCCTGTCAGCACGTCCTTGACCGATGCAATCTCCCGACCCGCCTCGATCAGAAGCCCAAGCATTTGGAACAGGACCGGCGAAGGCTGCGGGAATGTCAGAGGAACCATCGACTCCCGGATATCGCCACCTCGGGCGTTGACCTGCTTCCATTCCCCAGGCTTCACCCGGTGCGCGCCGCCCTTCATGCGGAAGCTCTGCGCCCCGATGAAGCCAGCGCCAAGCGATGACAGGTGGCCGCTGTCCAGCAGCATATTGATGATGCTGTTGATCGACTCGGATATGTCGCCCAGCAACATGCCGAGACCAGTACCCCAGAATCCGCCATCCATGCTTGGGAGGAAGTGATAAACGGCGTAGTAGTCGCGACGCGGGATCGACAGCACCCGGCCATTGAACACCACGTCTTCAAGTTCAAAGTTTGCGACGATCCGCACCACCTTCTGTGATGCCTTGTGAACCGTCACGATGTACGGTTCAGGGTATCCATCCTTGTCCAGATCAATCCGGCGATGCTGCTCGATGAACATCTGCGCCGCGTCGGGATCTTCCCCACCGTCATCGACAAGATCGACCTTTCGGAACACGCCGGAAAGCTGGCGTTCGCGGATCTCATAGGGATAGAGTTTCAGCTCCTCGCTGATGCGCGGTGCGGCGTCCAGCGACTTCACCTTGTCATTGACGATGACAGAGCCAGCGTCACACAGCTTGACCCGCGTTCGGCCCGCTGCTGGATCATACCAGACCTTGCGCAGCATCGTGCCGACGATAGGCAGGACAGTCAGAAGCGCGTCTGTCTCGCCCTCCCATTCGTCAATCTCGGTCGTAAGCTGGTAGCTCATGTGGCTGGCAATGCGCTTGCCCTTCGCCGCCTTCTGCCCGCCCGGGTCATTGCCGAACGTCTTAGCCAGCACTGGCTCGCCGCCGGGAACAATCGCAGGGTATGCCCGCGCGTTGAATTGAAGCGCCGCCGACGTCACCAGAGGGAACTTCACGTTGGCAGCATTTGTCCACGGCGCAGTCTTGTCCTTGCGGATCAGGTTGGCCAGATCGAGGCCTTTCTGCATCCGCTCGAACCAGCCCTTCATGGACCGCTTGTCCAAGTCGTATTCGGCCAGAACGTCACGAGAAATCAGGCTCAGCCGTTCTTCTGCGAATTCCTCTGATATGTTGTGATGTGCAGCCAGAACGCCAAGAAGCTGTAGCTCCTGTGGGATTTCCTGCTGCACAGGCATCATTTGCGCTTGCATGACTTCTGGGGGCATGCCGTCCGGCGCGAACTCAGGTTCAACGAGGGCCATCAGTAATGAGCCATTTCAACAGAGCATTTCCTGCCAAGCCCATAAAATTTAACGAGCATTTTGCCGCCAACTGAATTTCGTTCGATATGGTCAGCAAACAGACTGTGCATCCCCATCAGAGTTTTGTCTTCGTCCCACCCTGACACATTCATTTTGCGTGACAGAAGCGCCCCTTCTGGGAAGTCTTGGGATGGATTCCAGCGACTGGCCGTAAGCCCCTCACGATTTGCGCGGGCCATCATCCACGGCCAATATGCAGCCAGTCTATTTTCGATGCCCTTTACCATCAGTACCCAGTGACCTCGCTGTATCCGCTACGATCCTCAAGAAAGTCAGGGTCGTGCATGTACGGCGGCTCTGCGAAGCGCAGCATCATCACCGCGTATCGGGTCGCGTCCATCAGGTCGTCGTATTCTTTCACGATCTGACCGTCCTTTCGGTGATACATGCGGAATTCTTCCCACCAGTCGTTCAGGTGCGAGAACACCTTGAAACGGCCCGATTGCATCCGCGTGAGTATTTCCATGATTCCAGCCTCGACACCGTTGCCGCCGTCCGTGTGGGTGGCGTGCTTTTCCAGCATCGTGAGGCCGTTGTTTGTGTAGTCGTCCTTCAGCGTGCCGCCGGAGCGTTTGTCACGCTGGTAGGCGTCGTGCGGCCATGCCCAGGGCAAATGCTGCCCCCATGGCCTGAGTGAAGCCGAATGTTCCAGAGGCGTCGCTTCCTTGCGACGATAACATGCGCCAACGTAGAGTACGTCAGCATCGCGATCATGTGCCAGCTGCACCGCCGCCGTTGGGTGGTCCCATCCGAAGTCCAGCCCACCGATCATCGCCCAATGCGAGGGAACCGAAAACGGATCAACCGATATGCTCGCTTCTGTGACCGGATACACTCGACCAGAGCCAAGCGCCGGTATGCCTTTTGTCCGCGCTTCCCGCTCATGCGGCGGATAGCTGGCGATGATCTCCGCGCGCTTCTCAGGGCTTATGTGCTCCGCATCGTCAATGGTCATTCGAGTGACAGCGCGGGACATGCGCTAGTCCCGCAATGGCAACATGTTTACCATGTAGCGAGGCATCCGCGCCTGCCGCAAAGCTACCCATTCGACAATAAACTGGCTCTCGGAAGGCGTTACATGAGGGTGGAATTTTATGTTCGCAACAAGCAACTCAACCTCCGGTTATGATATTCCCGCGATTTCGGCTATATTCGGCCAATCCAACCGGGCACCACTGCCGCTTAGGTTGTATCTTCCTGCAAAAACATCCGAACAACGCTGCTCATGCCGAGTAGCGGCGTGAACGTGATGTAAATCATGCCGCCGGTTGCGTTCGTTCTCGTTAGGGCTTCCGTGTAAACGTCTTCAGGCGGCTCTTCGTCAGGCCAGATAAAGTCCAGCGTCTCGCCCTGCCACTTTGCGCGTCCCTGATCGTATGACTTGAAGCCCAGCGTAGACCAGCCCCCAGAGACATGCTTGACCAGCGCGCCGTCGATAGCATCAGGCACGCCTTGCTTCATTGTGATCCGGCCTAGATCATCTCCGGGGATCATCCCCGTTCCCCAGTCTTCGCGATTGCGCGGCGGACCAATCAGATTACGCTGAACCGTGTCTCTGGTGACTTCGCCAGTGACAGAGCCAGCCCAGCCGCGCGTAGGCCTGTCCCATCTGCGCCCTGGCCACCAGTCTGGATACTTGCCCGTCAAGTGCATCGCCGTCTCGGCAGCGCCGCAGTAGGTCTTGCCTAGCTGGTTACCTGCCATGAGAAGGCGCTCACGGGCGGTTAATCCGTTGGCGTGGAATTCTAGTTGCTTTTCGTAGGCTTTGTAGCTGAAGAGTTTATTGCGCGCCCTGTGGCGTTCCAGAGCCTTAGTGTATCTTTCCCGATACTCGCTCAACCTCGGCAGCATCTCCATCAAGTGAGCCTGCATCTCGGGCGGCAATGAGTCCGTCGATAACTGCAATGGCACGCTCCATCTGCGTTTCGGTCATCCCATCCGTAGCCGTCGTGATGATTGTTTCCTTCGGGAGAATACTGGCGACCGTGCGAACATAATCAGACGGCTTTTCTGCGCGCATCGCCTGCAGCGCCTTAACGCCGTGTTCCTCCCAGTCAGCCTGCAAATCCGAAATGAATTGCTCACCTAACTTGTTTCTCGACCCCTTTGGGCGACCGCCACCCGCCCCGGTATTTCCGGGTTGAAACCGGCCTGTCTTTGGATCTTTGTCGCCTGGAGATGTCACCTCAGTACATCGCCACGATGTTTGTCGCCGTGGTCCCGGTCGCATTCACACGACGAACCGCCATCGGCAGAATCGACCCGGCCTGCATGCCTACGAAGACAAGGCTTTCAGTGCCGCCGAATGTATCCACACTGACGTTACCTGCGCCACCAACGTAAAGCGCCCGAGGAAGCGGAGAAAGGTCTGCGCTGTCGTTCGGAGTGATTGCTGCGCCGTCCACAGATGGACCGTCTGGCGTATGCCGTGCGCTGCTTAGTTCAACTGCCATAGCTTTTACCCTTCCTCACGCACGCTTGCGTGGTCTAAACCAGTGTTCAACGTTGTCGTGTGGGTCGTCTTGCATGAGGTGGGCGGCCTAGCCCCTAGCCCTTGGGCAAGCACACCATACGGTGACCGTTCGGAAGCTTAGGCCGTCTTTGCTTGAGAAGAACATGACTTGCGAACAGCGGCCATGCCCGTATTGAGATAGACGCGTATCAGCCGGGACAGACCCCAACCCTATTCAGCGTTAGCTTACATCGACCGGGTTAGCCCAGTCCGTCGCGCCTTTGTGTGCTGCCGTGCATCTCGCAGGGCCGGGGGGTAATGCATATTTCCCGGCAACAGCAGCACGCAGAGACACGCCTGAATCAAAAGCGCCCGCGATGGCATTTCATCCGGGCGCAGTTCTTAGACATGGCGAAAGGTATCAAAACTGCATTTTGTGTCAAGCCCTAAACGCACAGCCTGTCTAGGGCCACCCGGAGCAACCGTGTCTTGCGCTGGCGCTCGGCATGGGACGTCCGGCACCCCTTGAACTGGATCAGCGGAAGCCCATCGAGAACAACATGCGAGAACACCGCTGTCATTGGGCCAGACGACACAAAACGGACAGCCTTGGCGTAGCGCATACCGGCCTCACATGTCAGCGCCGCAACCGCACCGCAGTCCATGGACCTCTCTACGAATTCGGACAACCCGCCTCCAGATGGCAACGCTCGCTCGTATAGGTTCAGCACTGCAATCCCAGCCTCTTTTTGCTGGTCTGTGATAGCACCATGAGACGCCATGCGTTCAAGCGGGTGCTGTTTGGTCTTGCGCTTGTCTCCTGGCCTGCCGCCTTCGGGAGCCTTGTAGATCGCACCAAACTTCTGCGCAGATGTATCAGGGCCTGTGTCAGATGTTTGGAAGTCTACCAGCTTTGCGGGCTTCTTTCGTGGCTTGGTCATGCCCTATCCCTCCCCATGCGCACCTGCGCCCTTGGTCTTGTTCGGGCCTTTGCGATACGCATTACCGTGCAAGCGGTGCCCCAAATCTTCCGCAGTCTTGTCGTAGGCAGAACGTGCCTTGGACCATGGGCCTACCGCTGGTTCTTGATAGACTTCGTGGACGATATCGACGCGCCGGGGATGCTTGCCGGGCTTCAGGTAGGTGTCATCCCAGTCGGATTGAGCAAGGTTTTCACCGGGCAGGTTGTCGAGGATCTTCATACCAGTGCGCTCCGGTCGATTGTCGTAGAGGATTTGGTTTGTTTCATCCCAACCAGTCGCTTGTAGATCCGGCAAATCGCGTTGTAGTCGTCCGCCGCCTCGTCGTACTCTATGATTAACTCCTCGGCTCTTTTGCAGGCATTCATTATCGTGGTGTGGTCCCTCCCGCCCAAATGACGGCCAATGTACGGGTAGCTTGAATCCGTTAAGTCCTTCGCCGCCTTGCATGCAATGAACCTTGCCCAAGCGATTTCTCTGAAACGCCTGTTGCTTTTAAGATCCTCGACCGGAACCCTTGTGACGCTTGACGCGATTTTGATGACATCCGCGATATCTCGGTATCCATAACTCATGCTGCGTTCCCCTTGATCGCATCTGAAACACGCATTTTGCTGGATGACTCTGCCATCAGTGCTGCAACGTTTCGTTGGGTGATTGTCGCGTCAGGAACCGTGAAACCTGCGCCGCGAAGTTTGCGTTGATCAAAACCTTCTGTCAGCAAATCCTGGACAGTCTCGGGGATATCCATCCAACCCGGAACCGTCGTGTTCACCTCCAGCCATGACTTGGCGTACCGCAAGCGCTGGTTGCGCAGGTCTGGCTCCGACCGAACCACGATCCGGGTGACAATTCTTAGGATTTCGAACGTTGTCGGCGGGTAAGGGGATGATCTGCGCCATTCCGAAAAGGCCATCTCTAGCGCTTTCTTCGGATGATCCTGAAGATCCTCGAACCAATCCGCCAGAATCATCTTTTGGCAGGCTTCCTCCTCTCGCCGGAAGGACTTCCCCAGCGCTGTCGCTACCCTCGTTGCTAACCATGCCGGTTCCGGCTTCGGCTCGGTTTCCAAAACGTTCCTCGGCCCATCCTGCAAGGCTGGCAAGTTGTCCATCTCGTGCTCCATTCGTGTTGTTGAGTGAATGCTGGGGAATTGGTGGAAGCTCGTCCGACCACCGCTCGTCAGTGAGCCAACCCTGCGGATATTTCGTGGTTGGCGCGCTTGGCCCCATGGCTATGAGCCATTCAGCATAACGCTTCATGCCGTCGATAATGGCCTGCGGATCGTGTCCAGCCTTGATCGCCTTAGCGAAGTTTTTCTTGGCGGCTGGCTTGCCGGATTTCACAGGACAAAGAGACCAGAATTCATCAAACCGATTTGGGGGTATGGGGGTAGAAGGCGTAGCCTTCTTATCTGGTTCTGGTTCTGGTTCGCATTGCGCTAGCATTGCGCTAGCATTTTCCCCTCGTTGTTTTTGTTGAGTTTTTTCACTCTGTGCGTTCCACCTTTGATGAGCCACTGCGCGCGCTTTTTCGCTTCTTTTTGCGCGGTCACTGATCTCTTTTTCGCATTTGGGATTGGTCAAATGGCCGTCCGCCAGGATGATCTTTTCCTCATCAACAAGCGCTGCCAGTATCTTCCGAAACGACGCTTTTGGGCATCCGCAACGACGCGCCAACCGACCTTCATCTAAAGCAATCGGGCCGTCATGTTCGTACATCAGCGCGCATAGCGTGATGTATACGCCACGCTCCGCTGCGGTCAGGCCAGATGTGCCACCAAGCCAGTCCGAGCTAAAAAACTTCACCCATGGTGTATCGCTCATGATACCCTCGCTTTCAGTGGCACGCCAAAGGCTGTCAGGGTGCCTTGAACGTCGTCTATGGACCTGCACACGGCATAGAAGGCCCCAGCAGCCTCCACGGCGCTCTGGAAGGCCTTCTGGTCCTTGGACTGGTAGGTCGTATGCTTGATCCCGTAGTTGGAATTCTTGCGCACCTTCAATTCGATGAAAATCAACAGCCCCCGGTAAAGAATGATCAGGTCCGAAGCGCCCTTCATCTCGCCCAAGGCGTGCATCTTCTTTCGGGTATCTTCGTCCATCTCCCCGCCATTGGGGATGTGCAGGAACACTGCGTCAGACGGCAGCGCCCATCGGAGAAACTTCACCACAACGAATTGCAGCTTCATCTCATGGTATTCACGCTTCTGCTCTTCGGGTGACCGGCTCATCTGCGCACCCATTCGCCGGATATCTTCTGCTTCCATCCGCTTGCCTTAGAGCCTGGAAGGGGGCGCGAAGGCTGGCGACGGATTCCAGCGTTGCGCTGGTCCATCCGCTTCGCCTTGCCTATGTGACCCTTGTCTGTGCGCGTCTTTGCCTTGTGGCAGATCCGGCATAGAGGCTGGAGATTGTCGATTTCGTCTTGACCGTGCATGGCGAGCGGGACAATGTGGTCCCACTCAAGACCGTTGCTTCCGCCTGTCTTGCAGTCGCAATCGACGCAGCGGCCATTGAACTCCAGTAAGCGAGCCATGAGCTTAGATGCGGGGAAGGTGCGCCGAGTCATGCTGCCACCTCAAATTTCCCGGTCTCGTTACCCCAAACATCCCAGCCGTCGCGTGGTTGACGTGAGAACAATTCGAGGTAAGGACCATTCGTCAGGGCTTCGGCTGCTGCAAAGGCTTCATCAGGCTTGCGGCTGTGTTCGCGCACCGGGCCTTCGATGACAGAGCGGACATTGCGCGCCGTGTCTGGGTTGCCCACGGTGCCGATCAGAAACGGCTCACCAGCACACCGGAGAATATAACCAGTGCCGAACGCCTGCTTGCCGTTCGTTGTCTTTTTCGACCAATGCCCAGCCGTCTTGAACTGAAAACCCCATGCCGCCATGACTTCAAACGCCTGCGGTAGCATAGGGTTTGTTGCCCAGAGCCAGAGAACACAATCCTTGTTGGCGTGATGGCCGATAGGCATCGCCTTGATGGCATCCAAATCCATGCAGTCGTATTGAGCTTGTGCTGCTTTCTCCTCGCCCTTTTCAGAACGCAGTTCAAACTGCCAAGGCGGATCGGCCATGATCAAACCATAGTGGAACATTGGGAGATCCAGCGTCATGCTGCCATCTCCGGCTCGGTCCACTTGACGTTGTGGCGCGCGCCGTACTCATATATTACCTCGATCAGATCGCTCATCTGCTGCTTCGTCAGGCGCGAAGACTTGAACCCACACGGGAAGGGTTGGCCGTCCAGACCCATCTCAAACCGAGCGGCATAACCCAGCGAGTGCATGAACAGTTCTTTCCAAACCTCTGGAATGTGGGCGCGGCCTTCCGGCTTGGCGACGCTAACGTCTGTCAACATGGCCCACATTTTTGAATTTTGTTCGGTGCTGCGCTTCTCTGGCTTGATCGTAACCACGGCATTCAGCGGGGCAGCATCAATCAGGCGTTTGGCCTTCGCGCGCGCCTGTGGTGACCACAGGATCTGTGTGTGCCCGGTCATGCCAGCCCCCGGCGCTCGGCAATCTCAAGCATCCACGAAGCGGCCTCCTCGACGGGCCATTCAGGCTGCGCTTTCGGCGTCTTCTCAAAATAGTAAATGCTTTGCTTGCTGACTCCGACGCGCATAGCGATGCGGGCCTGAGACATTCCGACCTTCTCACGCAGCGCGCGAAATTCTGCGGACTTGATCTTCACGTTCATCTAAAAGCTCCAGCCTGCGTGTTTCCTTGGCGACCATCACGTCAGAGTGTTTCGCCATGTCTGGTTGCAGGTCCTTGAGTGTCAGCCAGTAGGATCGAAGTTCCGGGATGCAGTCACACGACTTGATGTGTGCGATCTGCACCGCCGGGGTTGTCATGCCGCGGCTCCGTAGCTACGGACGGTCGAAACTGCCTGATCAAGATCAGCAAGGAAGGTTTCGACGCCTTCGCGCATTTCCTCGATCAGATCTTCGTCACGTTCAGCGCGCTTGATGAAAAGCGGGAAGCCGGGGCTGTAGACGACAAGATCAATCCAAGCCCGGCCCGTCACCATGAGCACGCCCTGACACTGCTTTACGTGCTCGGGCAGGAAGCGATCACGCGTGATCGTGTCCACCATCAGGTGCGGAAGCTGGGTCTTGATTTCCAGAGCGCCATCATCGCCAATCAGCGAGTCAGGCGAGCAGCCAATCCGACCGTCACGGATGAAGCCGACCTCGACAGGTTCAACGTCCCGCAAGAATGAGTACATATCGCGGGCTTCACCTTCTTGCTCGTGGCCTCGCTCCATGTGTGCGTTCTTGAAGGTCTCCATTGGTTGGCCGGTGATGATTTCTCCGGCCAACTGCTGCATGTAGGTCGTGCGTGTCTTTCCCGGTGCTTTCCCGCCCGGTGACTTAGCCATCACGTCCTTCAGGCGAGACGCAGTGACGACGCCAGCACGAGCCTGAAGCCATTCGTCAGACCCCTGCTCAATATCGAGAATATCAAGCATCGCCGTCACCTTTGGCCGCTGTAACCTTCTGGTCGAGCATCGCATCAGCCTTACCAAACGCGACCAGCGGCAAATCTTGAAGCTCAGTAACTTTAAAGAACTTCAGAAACTTCGATTCATCGGCCTCGGCTTCGTCCATCTTGTCGCGAAGGGTCCGGAATTGGTCAGCCGTAATCTTCTCGCCAGCGCCAGCAGCCTTGCCATCATCATCCGCCATGTCATCCATGGAAAGACCCAGCAACGCTTGTGCAGTGTAGCGTTGACCGTATGTCTGAGACGACCCGATAGCCTGGACACTGTTCTTGCTGCCACTGGTATCGAACGGAAGGGGGAGCGTTGTTGTTTCCTCGTGTCCGTTGCGGTGTGTCAGCTTGGCAGTGACGTGAAGCCGATCCTCGACAATCTCGACACTGAACCCCAGCGACAAACCTTGCTCCGCCAACACAGGACGCGTTGTGCTGGTGATATCGTGCAAGGTCGAATATTTGATGCCGTTGTGACCCCTGCCGGACTTCGGAACGTCGGGCATTTCAGCCATAGCCGCCGCCTTCGCAGCAGCGTGTTCGGCCTTGGATTGGGCCGCAACGATGCGTTCCTGCATTGCCAACATTTTCTCCAGCCTTTCGACTGGCAATTCTGGCGAAAACGCGATACGCTCAATCACCGACAAGAAGTCGTGGCTTTGGGATGCGTCTGGCAATGCGCCCATAGCCCCGACTACCTCGGTTCCTTCACTCTCAATTGTGTCTTTCACTTGGTCCTCCATTGGTTACTTGGTCTTCACGATAATGGGATATGGCCCGACCACGCTGCACGCCTCTGGCAGTGTCAGAGGGTCCACGTCAGAAGCGACAGGGCACTTGTAGTGATGGCCTTGGAACAGGCGGTTGCAGCCAAGGTGGATGCAGTCGAAGGTCATGCTTCAGCCTCCGCTTGCAAAATGGCGTGACCAAGCATTTCAGGGATTTGCGGAACTACGGCGTTTCCGTATCCGCCCAATGGCGTGGAAACCACATCATCCACGCATAGATCGCTGGGAAGGCTAAACTGTCCACGTTTCCCAAGGTCAATAATGCGTTCAATTGAATCTGATGCCCACGATCTATGATGTTTTTGTGCATGCTTTGGCGGGAAAATCTCCCGCGCCAATCGTCGGACTTTGTTGGGGTAGGCAACCAACCAAATTCTGGTGCGCAAATGCCGTGCGCCCAACAATCCCGCTGGTATATTTCTCCATTCTGCATCATACCCGCATTTGGCCAAGTCCCCGAGAACTCGGCCAAACCATCCGCCTGGTTTCTCAGAAGGGCCTCTAAGCAGGTTTGCGACGTTCTCCACGATGACGTAGCGCGGTCGAATTTCGCCAATAAGTCGGACGATTTCAGACCATAGGCCGCTACGCTCGGCGTCAATTCCCTCTTGTTTTCCAGCGACACTAAGGTCTTGGCATGGGAACCCGCCTGTGATGACATCAACGGCAATTCCGTCTCTTGCCAAAGTTTTTGCTGTGAGGTTTCGAACGTCTTCATAACAAGGCACCTCTGGCCAGTGTTTCTTCAGAACTTTGCGCGGGTATTCTTCGATTTCGCAGAAGGCGACGGTTTCAAAACCTCCGGTGCGTTCCAGCCCAAGGCTAAAGCCGCCAATACCGCTGAACAGATCCAGGACGCGCAGCTTGGTCATGCGTCACTCCCAAAAAGCCCCCGACCCGAAGGCCGAGGGAAGTTGCGCGGGGAGGGCAGTCCTCGACCCGCCAGGGAGGTTGCGCAGATTGCCCGCTGCGCCGGGAAAAGCGCTGGCTGCGCCGTCTGGACCGCAGCCAGCTACACCCGACGAGTCAGAGAGACTGGTTAAGTTGAATGCCCTGGGGAGGGCTGAGAACAACTGAACGGGTGTATGGGGGGTCATGATGCGACTTCCGCAGTCAGCAGATCATGCCGATCAAGCCGGGCCATGGCTTCAGAACGAGAATAGCCTGACTTGCAGAGATGGTCGTACTCAAAGCGCTTAGCTTCAGTGAGAAAGTCCAGCGGAAAGAACCGCTTTGATCGGTGATGGTCGCAGAGACCAACATCTCCTGCGGCTTCGCTGCACCCACGGTGGCGACACACCCCATCAGGCGATTCCAGAGAGTCTGAAAGGAATCCGCCCAGTCCTGCAGCGATGTTTTCGATGGAACTCACAGATGCGTTGTGCTTTTCGGCAATCTCCGCATTCGACATGCCATTACGCTTGTCGGTGCGGATCGCTTCGTAGTTAAGTCTCCGCTTGGTACTCATGCCGCTGCCTCGTCTGATACAGCGTTGACGAATCCGGGATGCTCAGTCAGCGTGGGTCGTTCAGGAAATGCTGGTGAGCTTGCCGTGCTGATAC